AATACTGGTTCTGCTACTTTAGTTATGAATTGGAAGGATAAGAGATCGGCAGGTCGTGCAGTAAACAGTATTAAGATTGGTAATACCACTTGGACAAGAAAGGGTACAAGAGGTACTAAAACTCATACTATACCTATAGGTAATGGTGTAAAGGGTATTAATCCGATGGCACTAGCAATTAATATTGAAAGTCTTTCTGTTGAGAAAGAAGTTATTTCTGCTAAATCTTGGAATGAGAATCCAATGGGAGTGTCATTGACTATTGATTCACCAAATCCTCCTATACCTCAAGAAAAAATTCCTGAAGCTCCTGGTAGATGTCCTAGGAATCCTATGTGGAGTACAAGGTATCCTGGTGCAAAAGAGAAGTGGCATCCAGTTAGATTTGAGGGGTGGAGCCCTTTCTTTAATAGATTTGCGATGTCTCCTATTCCACCAAAGAAGGATAAAAATAGTGATGCAGGTGGAAGTGTTTTTACAAATTCTTGGAATCAGGAAATTCCTTATAATGGATGGTATAAGATTAGAGGAGAAGTAGATGATATTGGACGTGTTTATATTAATGGTGAGAAAAAATTAGATCTTTCTCGCAGAAATGATAAGATTAGAGGGGAAGAAAAGTTCTTCTTAGCGAAGGGAACTGCAGAGATAAAAGTAGAAGTTGAGAATTATGAATCGGGGACATTTAAGACCATAGATAGGAAGATTTTTAATACTGCTGATTGGGCAATTGGTCATGGGACACCTGGATCCACTGGTGGTATTGAGATAATATATGAGCGTTTAAATCCTTGGAGTAAGAATAAACCTATTGATGTAAGAAATAATGGAAAACATATTCATTTGCACCAGTTTGCAGCAGGTAGGGGTCCTGGTTTTGATATGTATATTGTTAGTGGAGATGGTTACTTTTCTGAAGATGGAAAAAGATTGCTAGGTTCAGGTGCAGTTAGTGTTAGAATATATTATAATAGTCAAGCAAGACTTCGCCATGAAATGGCTGTAGATTCTGTTACTATAGGGGATGTAAAATGGGAAAGACCTTGGCCTAGAATATCTGGAGGAAAAGTTAGACGCAATGCAATAAGTGATAAGACTTATGTAATTAATATTCCTGCTGATAAAGCGACTAAGAAAGAAGGATTGGGTGGTGGAACTGCCAAAGATGGAGTTACTTATCAAGGACCAGAGTTGGCATCTTATTTTAAACAGGATTTAGGACCTTCATTAACACCTAAATGGGATCTTACTGGAGATAAGGTACTGGATGAAGAAGGATATCGTCAAAACTTTATGGACAAAGAATGGACTTCAACATGGGAAAATGTATATTTTCCTGAAGATGGTCAGTATACTTTACAATGTCTAGTAGATGATACATTAAGCATCAAGATTGATGGTAGTGAGGTAGCTAAAGCTGTAATTAATGAACAAGTGGCAAGTGGTTCTGCTTTTAATAAAGCAGAATATTTAAAATATGGTGGAACAAATGTAAAGACTGTAACATTTAATGCTACTAAAGGAAAGAGAACTATATCTGCTACTTATACTAATATTCCTGGAAATTCTGGTAGTACTTTCCAAACTAATCCAGTATATTTTGCTTTTAAGATTACAAAGAAGATCAGAACTAGGACGAGTGATGCTAAATCATGGATAGAGAATCCTATTGGAATGTCTGCTGTTCTTATTCCTCCTCCTTGTCCTAAGAGGATAGCTGGAAAGGGTACTATTACTAGAGTTATAGTAGATGATCCTGGTAATGGATTCCCTAAACCTCAAGGTACTGGTTATCCTGTAGGACTTGGTTTATCTGCAATAAACATAAAGGATGCTGGAATTAATTATAATTGTGCTAAGGATAAAGTTGTGATTACACCAAGTAATGGTGCAAAACTCTCCTTGTGCGGATGCGATAATTTTGGTAGAATAAGTAAAGTTTGTGTTGATGAACCAGGATTTTTTACTACATGGCCTAAAATAACAATTGAATCGGATACTGGTGTAAACTTTGAAGCAACTCCAATATTTGAGGTAGTTCGTGATCCTATTGTTGCCGATCCAACTAAATTAGTACAGGTAACTGACCTTGTTGGAATTAAACAGACTGGATATTATCAAGGTAAACCTTATTATGGTGCAGTATTCTATAAGGATAATGTTCGGTATGCTGGTTGGTATGAAACTGCTGGACAATTAGTTCAGATATATGATACACTACAAGAAAGCATTGATGCAGAGGTTACTACACCTCCATCAGCAATTCTTAAGCAGGGTAGTGATGTATCAAGTAATGATCCTAAACTTAATCTTCCTGGTACTCTCGATAACTTAACTTAAAAGACATGTCAAAAATTATAGATAGATTACCTCAAGATGGGACAGCTAAGGCAAATTATACTGCTAGTGGTTTAGGAAATGATAAAGGAAATATTGCATTTGGTCATATTCATGAGAAAGCAGATGTAACATCAGGTGTAATGCTTCGTACACCTGATGCAGAACATTTTATGACCATGGATATTGATGGTCAAAGAAAGGGATGGACTACATTTGCTGGACCAGGTAATTTTAGTATTGAAGCAGGATCAGCAAAGAAAAAGATTGATTCCACCATTATGGTGAATGCTAAGAATGGGGATATACAAATCATTGCTACTAATGGTAATATAAGATTGGAAGCAAATAATATTGAAATGATTGCTAGAGGTGAAGGTGGAAGTGCGGGTAATATTACTTGTACTGCTACTGAAAGTTTTACTATCAAAGATACGAAGAAAATTTTATTAGATTGTACTTCATTTTTTAGTCTTTCAACTACAGGTACGGGTAACGTTATTGCCAAATCATGTCTTAACATTTATGGTTCTGTAATTAAAGGAGTAAGTGATGCAGTCACTACTAAAGCTTCTAAGAACTCTAACCAGAAGTTCTGGAAACAATGTAATCCAAATGCATAGGAGGACAAATCAATGACAATGAATTTTGATGATTTAAATTGTGGAGGTCAACTCAGGGTAGGTACTGGGGTGGTTCCTGCAATTAAAGAAGGTGATACGAAGATTAATGGATCAATGTATGCGGAAGGCCCTGCTGTTTTTGGAAATCAAACTGCTTTCGGTGATAACGAAGGAACTGTAATGATTGCAAGGACTACTAATTATGATCCTGATTGTACTCCTGCAACTAAGTCACTTCATATAAAAGGAAATATTCAATGTGATGGTGATGGTGGTACTGAATCAGCATTGTTAATTAGTGGTGGGGGTGGTGCAAATACAGTTTATATTGATGGTGATTTGTATGTAAGTGGTGCAACAGACAGTGGTAATAAGGGAAGACTTGCTGCAAGATTTGCTGCTGCAGATGCTTCACCAAAACCATTTGATATGAAACACCCTACCAAGGGGGAAGGAGATCGTCTTCGTTATGCATGTATTGAGGGACCAGAAGTTGGAGTATATTATAGAGGAAGAGTGAAAAATGAGAAAATAATAAGATTACCTTATTATTGGAAAGATTTGGTGCATATTAATAGTATTACTGTTCAGTTACAACCTGTTGGAGCTCATCAAGATGTAATTGTGAAGAGATGGGATGATGAGTTTATTCATTTGCAAGGTAAAGGAATCCCTATTGATTGTTTTTATCATGTATATGCAGAAAGGAAGGATTGTAATCCATTAGTTGTTGAATATGAAGGTAAGGATTGGGATGATTATCCAGATAAAGATTATGCAGATCCTAAGTTTAAGCGTCCACCAAATACTATAACCGCATGAAAAAATTACTTTATGTTGAGGAGGGTTTTTTAGATCCTCCTTTGTGCCAATCTTTTATAGATTTATTTGATAAGAAAAAGGAAGATACATTTGTTGAGAGAGTAACCCATTCAAATCCAAATGAAAGTTTAACTGCTAACCCAGAGATACCTAAATTTGAATTTGATGCTAATTATGGTGCAAAGTATTTGGGTGGTAATGTAGATCCTATTCATCTTACTGAATCAAAGGATGAACTTTTTAGTAGTGTTATTAATGATGTAATCT